CGGGTATGGTTACAAGGCAAGAAGAGGGCAGCAGTATTGTGGGTCCAACGGAGATGCGGATGTAGTTGGTCTTCCTGGAATTCACATTGAAGTGAAGAGAAGAGAAAAACTAAATATATATGAGGCTGTAGATCAGTCGAAGAGGGATCGGAAACCGGATGAACTTCCGGCGGTTTTCCACAGGAAGAACCATTGTGAATGGCTGGTTACGATGCCGTTTGATGAATGGATGAAGATATACAGGGAATGGGAGGCTGGTTATGGACTACGTGAAGATCAGCAGAAAAATCCTTGATTGGGAATGGTACACGGACATCAATACGAAGGTACTGTTCCTGCATATCCTGTTAAAGGCAAACTGGAAGCCGAGCCGCTTCCAGGGAACAGAAGTGCCGAGAGGCTCACTGGTTACTTCGCAGCAGAATATGGCGGCAGAAACAGGACTCACAATAAAGAACGTGAGAACTGCACTGAAACATCTGGAAAATACCGGAGAGGTGGCAGTCAGCCGACACCCTAAATTTAGCGTAATTACAGTAAAAAACTACAATCAGTATCAGTCAAGTGGCAGTCAAATGGCAGTCGATGGGCAGCCAGATGGCAGTCGATGGGCAACAATAGAAGAAGGGAAGAAAGGAAGAAAGGAAGAATATAATAAATCTCCTAAAGGAGATTATGAGAGTGGAACTCCTGAAAACAGCATCTATGCCACGATTCGTGAATTGTACAATTCCGTTTGTGGGTCGTATCCCCGCCTGGTAAAGATGTCTGAAGCAAGGAAGAAGGCTATAAATGCCAGAATGAAAACAGGTTACACTCTTGATGACTTCCAGACTTTGTTTGAAAAGGCAGAGGCTTCCGACTTCCTGAAGGGAAAAAATAAACGCAACTGGTCAGCAACATTTGACTGGTTGGTCAGTGATTCCAACATGGCAAAGGTCCTTGACGGAAACTATGATGCGAGAAAAGAGGCGATAAAAGATGAACCAGAACCAACTAACTCAGTCAGATTATGGTGAGTGTCCTGTGTGCCATGGGACTGGATGGGAGACATATTATGCCACGGTCTATGATTACGGACTTCCAGAAGAAATTCAATATGCTCGCAGATGTCCAAAGTGCAAAGGTGGTTATAGAGCACAGGACCGTACCGGAGTACCAAAAGAGTACCATGATGCAGATCTTGGCAAGTTCGATTTTGATATTTATCAGAGAGACATGAGCAAATTGAGAGACTTGTGCACCACCTTTCTGAACCATTTCCAGAAGTGGGAAATGGCAGGAAAGGGACTGTATCTGTGGAGCAAGACACCGGGAAGTGGAAAAACCTTCTTGGCGTGCTGCCTGGCGAAATCGGTGATGATGAAATACGATCTGCAAATGCGTTTCGTGACTGCACCTGACTACATAAGTGCTGTTGGTGACAGCTACAAGCGCGATCGCGGAGAAGAGGATCCCAGTCAGGTATACCGGGATTGCAAACTTCTTGTTCTGGATGATATCGGCGCACAGGCAGACAAGGAATGGCAGCGGCAGGAAATGTTCCGTCTGATCAACAAGCGTATGGAGGACGGAAACATTACAATTTACACTTCCAACATGAGCACCGATAATCTGAATGTGGACACCAGGACCAGAGACCGGATCATCAAGACCTGTGTAGAGTTACAGATGCCGGAGGAAGGCATTCGAAAGAAAAAAGCAGCAGGAGAACAGAGACAGTTCCTTGCGAGCATAATGGGATAGAGGAGAGAAGATGGTTAAGCAGATAATTACAAGAATTAAAGATGAGTTAAAGGCAATGCAGTAGTCCAGAGTTTTGGAAGACAATAAAAGAATTTTACGATGTAAAAAATGATGATGAATATTTTGATGCATTACATAAAAAAATCGAGGATTTATATGAAATCTATCCAGACAGTTTGGCAAGGTATCTGTCTTTAGCACTCTATAAATGGGCGGAAGATGTGTCAACAGGGAAATGTAAAATATAAGAAGCACGGAAAAGAATGTCGTATAAACACAGCAATGGCATGGCTTGGCGAGGAAGTGCGAAGGAATTGCTACGAAAGGTTCTGAAATGATGTGCATGGCTGTGGCATAGCCATGAAGCGAGGAGCGGTGCAGAGGCATGGAGGCGAATTACTGGAAGGTGGCTTACTTGAGACGGACAACCCCGGTACGCCACGAGCGTATCGAGTGACAGGATATAAGTTCAGAAAGGTGAAGGAAAAATGAGTAGCAAGTTAAAAGTCAAGAAAAAGACCAGATTTCCTGTTCAGACTTCTAATCAGGCAGCTCAGGCGTTCGGGCGTTCAATGCAGATCTGTTATAGACAGATAAAAGACGTAGAGCAGCAAGCCTACGAGGATGGATTCACTGTTGGTGAAGATTGGAGCAACACGATCAACACTGTCACTACCATGATGGCTCTGAGACGTTTATATGGCTTTTCCACGAAGCGTTTGCTTGATGTGATAAGAACTGCCAATAAGTACGTTGAAATGGCAAATGAGGGAAAAATGAGCGTTCTGAGCATGATGCAGGACATTGAAGAGAACACAGATGTAAGATTTGACGAGATGAATAAGAATCTGGTTAAGAAGATGGGAGTATAAAATCATGTACTAACTGCACAATAGCGTGTCAGTTGTTTACATGTGGAAAGGGAATAAGAAAAATGAGAGATAAAGAACGCATTTTGATGATTATTATTTCAAGGATCATACCGGGACTGACTTCTTGTACGGCAAAGAAAGAAGATTATATTCGACCGTTTATATTTAACACGCATGAATTAAAAGCCGGTGATCTAGTTATGGCGAATACTACTATTTTCCCGAATGAATTTATGGTCGGTTTCGTGCATGAGGTAAAAAGTGATTGCGTCGTTATCCGGGAAATAGGCTCTAAAAAGTTGTGCAATTATTATAACGAAACTTTTTCGGTCATTAACAAGGAAAAACTGGGGTACGAAATTCTTGAAGGTGTGCAGTATAAAACGTATCAGAAAGTTTTGAAGGCATTTTCAAAATACACAAGCTATTCAACCAGATTTCGAAGTATAGAATTTTCTGGTAATACTTGCACGGTAACAAGCAGGATAATGTTCAAGAACGACAAAAACGGCGAAATTTCTTTCGAGTACAACCAGAAGACGAAAATTTCCGATATAGGTAAATTGTTGGAAAAAGCCGGGTTATAATACGAAAACGGGGAAAGTGAGGACGCAAAATGAAATTCAAAAGTAACGCTAAGTATAACGAAGAGCCCAAAACCGGAAGCGTTTTCGCTTTGAAATACAATTCTTTAGTAATCGTTATCCACAAATACGTCGGTTACGGAAATGTACTGTTTCTCAACTGTAGCGCATTGGATATTTACAACCACAATCTCGGAACAGAGGATTTCGAGGAAGCTGTCAGTAAAGCGAAGGAAGTTATCATACGTGAAGTTAAGAAAGTCAGAGATGATTCATACAGATTTTACAGTGATAACAATATTGAGATTGTCAGATGTTAGGAGGATAGAATGAAAAATAATAATTACACTTCATTTTTCAAAACGAAACCAAAGAAAGTAGAGAGATACATTCGTTGCAGAAAATGTGGTGGAAATATGGAATGGAGTAGAGACTTTCCACCACAAATCAAATGTACGAAGTGCGGATATACTGTATATCCAGAACCTTATGAGCCAGATTGTATTAAACTGCCAGAAACATGGGAAAAATATTCTGAATTATACGAGAAAGCGAGAATGAAAATGAGCTTTATGTCGGAAGCAATACGGGAAGGATACGCAAATACATCATCTTCAGAAGCATTGAAAGAACAGTTCAATAAATTTTGTAATTGGTGTTGGGGACATAGATATGGAAACTGTGATATTTGCAGAAGAGAATACCATAAATTATACATTCCGTTAAGAATTGCAGAGAAGCAAAAAGAATTAGGATTACCAGTCACACGAAATAAGGAGGAAATGAAATGTTAATCAGAAGTCAGGATAAAGAGCAGTTATTGAACATTGATTCTGTAAAAACTATTGGTATTTGCGAAAGAGGAAAATGCTTCGCGATATTTATTGATAGTTTGTATTTTATCGGCAATTATTCTAGTAGAGAAAAGGTTATTAAGGTACTGGATATGATTCAGGAAGCCTATGGAGATTCGGAATACACAAAATATGTAATTCCAGAAGTATGTAGGGTATTAAGTATGAAGCCAAAAACGGAAGAAAACAAAGCACATGCGGGAGAACTTGGAGAAATGCTCAAAAATGGAATGACGTTCCAGATGCCAGAGGATAGCGAGGTGGAAGTATGAGCGATAAACGCAAAATATACGATTACATAAAAAAGACAATAAATCCTTACGGAAGACCTTTCGAGGGAACTGCATATGAGTTCGGGCTTAAGCTCATGGATTTTATCGAAAATATAGATGGTGAGAAAGCAAACGGATGGATTCCAGTCAGCGAGAGATTGCCGGAAGAATCCGATTACTATATGGCATATATTTATAATGAAATTTTAAATAAATACTATTGCCGAAGTGAGTGGTTCTCTATTAACAATAATTATTATGGCGAATTAGTGTGGATTGATTTGAAATCATATGAAAAAGTTGTGGCATGGAGGTCACTTCCAGAACCATATAAGGAGGACGAGCCATGATTACATTCTTATTAGGACTTACACGTGGAATCATAGTCGGAGTGGCTGGTCTTGTATGTGTAGCGATCATGTACGATAAACACCACCCAGACGATTAGAAAGGAGAACGGTATGCTGACAAGGAACAAAAAGCTGAAAGATTACGGCATTCCGGCAGAGGACATTGAAAAACTGAATACGATGCTGAAAGACTTCCCGGCAGAGTACGGATACCTGCTTTCTGGTGCTGCCTTGTCAGCTTGCCCGAAAAACACGGTGATAGCGGATATGGTTATTGAGAATATCCTGCACCGGAAAAGTTACAGGAAAATCAGTAAAGAAAAATATATCCCGATGAATCCAAAAGACTTCTACGGATACAGACGCAAGACCGTCGCTGTACTGTATGAGAGGATGCGGTTGTTGGGAGTGTGGGAGGATGAAAGATGGGCAGATTAATTGATGCAGATAAATTGAAACATGCGATACATTGTGCATATTCTGATGATTTAGAGATCCTTGAAAAGATTGACGAGCAGCCAACAGCTTTTGATGCGGAAAAAGTTACGGAATCGCTTATGGACAGATTTCGTGTTGTTTCCAATGATGAGGACTTGGAATGGAATAGAGCTATAGACTATGCTGTTAAAATCGTGGAAGGCGGTGGAGCTGAATGAGCAATGTATCAGTTGGGACATTAGGGAAGCTAAAAGATAGCATGGTCGGAAGAAGATATAAACACTTCAAAGGAAGAATCTATATTGTCACCGATATCGCAGTACATACAGAATCTGATGAAATCATGGTGATCTACAAGTGCTTTGCATACCCATTTGTAACATGGTGCAGACCGTTGACTATGTTTACGAGTGATGTGGACAGAAAGAAATATCCAAATGTAAAGCAGAAAAGAAGATTTGAACCACTTTCTAAGATACAGGAGGAATCAGATGAATAAAGGCAAAGACATTTCAACCATGTTTACAAAAGAAGAAAATAGAAAGAATGGAAGGCTCGGATACGCAGATGCTACCAGAGAGAAGGAAGATATTATCAATCCTGCACAGTATGGAGCATTCTTATAGAAAAGAGGAAAGAGAAAAATGAGAAAATCAGCATTAGTGACGGATACACCGAAAAACTGTTACGATTGCCCGTTCGGAACTGAATACTGCGGCGATTCTGAATATGAGGGGTGTTGTGAGTTAGCTGAGTGCTTAGACAGTGACATGAGGCTTATAACAGAAGAGCATTATGATTACGAAAGTGAATCAAGACCAGATTGGTGTCCATTGAAGCCACTGCCGGAGAAAAGTACTACCGAGAATGATATGACGGATTATCAGCGCGGGATGGTCGATGGTCGAAATCAGTGCATTGATGAGATTGTAT